TTTTTGTTCTCGGGTCATTTTATTACATAGTGGGAGATCATATATCCCAATGCTGCCATCAGTACTCCAATGGATCCCACGGCCCAGTTGAGCAGTTGATTGTTGCGCTGATCGTTCATTTGAGTCACGGTTTCATGTATTTCTCTAGCAGTTACGCTGACAGAGGCAACGTCAGTTTCCAGATTCTCTAGTTTGAGTTCCAGGTGGCGATAACGCTCTGCACACAGTTCAACGTGTGCTTCAAGACTTTTCTTTTCGATATCAGTTGTGTCGGCCATGATTACTCCAATGCATTATTTACCGCAATGAACCAAATGTTTTGATCTTCACCGTCGGTGGTGATTGTAGGAGCCAAACTGGGTTGTTCTGTCAGGTTCAACATCATGGGTATTCCTTCACAATCAACTCTGAGCCCGGCCAGAGGATCAGGGTCTCCATGCATTTGGAATACGGCTTCACTTTCACTTCGAAATTCAAATTCCCATACCCCGGCTGTTTCTACAGGTACAGTGAGATCAACAGGTTGTGTTCGCAAACTTATAATTTGTAGCAGTGTTTCCCAGTTGCGTTGTTGGTTGCGCGAATGATTCCAGTCCGGCTGATTGCGTATGGTTTGTCCGGCACGATCCACAAACGGAATTTCACTTGATCTGTAGTGTCCTGTCACACCAGTGAGACTGCAATCAAAAAGAGTACGGCATATGATCTTCATTCTATGAGTATTTAATGCCAAAAAGAAACCCTGGAGTTTTTACGTCCAGGGTTGGATAATCGGAAAAATCTGATTATGATGCTGTGACTGTTGTGGAGGCCAAACGGAAACCAACGTTGGTCACAGTTGCGCCTGACAAGTCGTAGCCACTCACTGTGCCCAGAGCACGTATCTGTGTTTGCAGTGTGGCCGCTGTGTAGGCCGCTTGTGGATACACTGCCACCGAGAAGTTGGTGACGTTGGCCGTAGCTGCCACTTGGTACATGGCCACTGTGGCGGTTAGTTGGATAGACTGCAACAGGGACTGTAACATTTCGTTTACGTCTGCTTCGCCGGATGGATCTAGACCCAAGTCGCAACCAAAAAAGTCCAGTGATGGACCCATGAAATTGGTTGGTATGCCTGCTAGATATGTGGAACTGTTGACTGAACCATTGTAGGTATCAGTTGCAAATACTGGTTGTGAACCACCGCTGGTAGTAGTTAATGATGCCATGATAAATTTCCTTTAAGTTAGTGGTCTCTATGGACCTGCTTTTATTTAGTCAATTTGGAAAAATCATGCCTGTTGCGGATTGTTCCTCTGACGATTTTGTGCCGCAAATGCATTGGGATCAAATCTATTTACTGCTTTTGCATAGCCCACAGGAGTGGCCATGACCCAGCCTTCTTGCCCTGGGTATTCGGTATCTGCTTGACGCAACAGGTGCATTTTGACGTTGTGAAGCAAGTTAAATGCGTTGAATGCGGCTGCCAAGGCAGGTGTATTGGATGTGGGGCTGTTCAAGTATTCCACAATGTTGCGAAACTTTTGTGGTGTTACTTTTGTTTCTAACCAAGTGCCAAATTCAGGCAATAGTGTGGCACCGTTGAGTGGACTACCTACTTTGGTGTTGATAAAGTCCACACATAGTTTTGCTAGATCTGTAATCTTGTGTGCCCGCAATTCTGTGGGATTGAACAGCGTGTCGATTGCTCGGCCCTGAGACTTAATCAGTTGTTTGAGTTGCTTTTCAGCCGTGGTTTCAGTTTCCAGTGCTCGAGGACTTGCTGGCCTCTCCAACATCAAGCCCGGCACTTCGTTAAACTTTACTCCACTCAGTGGTTGACGTGCATCACCTGCATCTGCATACATTGAGTGAATGGCAATGCCAATGTTGGAGTTGCCAATACGTTGTCCCAGGGTGCTCTTGACTGGAATTCGGTATTCCACTGTGTTGGGGCGGAACACATAGTTGCCTGCTTCCACAGGCGGTGTTGACATGTACAACAAGTCGCCTTTGACATAGCCGCGGAAGTTGGGTGGTAATGCGGCTTCTAGTATAGGAAACAATGTGGCATAAATTTGAATCAATTCTGTTCTGTCACCCGAGCGTCGACTCTGTATGTCAGCCATCATCTGTGGACTTGTGGCAAGACCATCATATCCTTTGGCTTCAAATCCCGAACCATCTGTTAGCACAAACTCACCTGTGGCAGGTTTACGACCAAATATCACAGCAGGCTTGCCGTCCCACTTGGCGGTGACTGTTCGAGGTTGTTGTGTGGCATGGCTGACAATTTCTAGTGCGTCTTTAATACCTTGTGTGCCACGACGGAACACTAGATCTTCCAGGTGTTCAATACCTTTGGCTCTGCCGCCAACTCCAGATTCCTCTGCTTCCACAAGAGCAACATAGCCCCGGTTCACAATACGGTCACGTAGTCGTGCTAAAAAGTTGACATCACTTTCTGCCACACCTGTTTCAGGTTCTTTTACACCTTCACGTGAAATGTATTCACGGAAGTCTGCTAGTTTGGCATCACGATCAGGATCCATTGCCAGGGCTTTGTAAATGCTTTCCACAGTCATTAGTTGATTACGTTTGTATTGTGGGGCAAGCATGATACCAGCGGCCTGATCAGGATCCATTGTGACTAACTTTTCTGTTTGGCGACTGATGATTCCCTTGGCCGAGGCCTTGAGTCCCAGTGCTTTGGCAATGCTTGACATCAGTACATTTCGGAACACACCTTTGTAGGCTGATCCTGTGCCTCCGCCCAGCCAGAATGTGCCCCATTCTAAATTGGGCATGAACATAAAGTCTGTTTGTACATAGCCCCGCTTGGGGTCACCTTGTATGGGTGTTTTGAAATGCACTGCTTCGCCTGTGAGTCGTGTCCAGTCTCGGGGATCTTGTTTGTTTTTTATGGCCCAGGCATCCAGTTGGCCCTTGAGTTCAGCCTTGGTTATTTCATTGGCATCCACGGCAAGATCTAGGTCACCAGAATCAGGTTTCTTACCTGTTGAACCCAACCACTTGACGGGAACACCTGCTTCATCTCTATCATGTGATAAATCAAGACCTGTGACAGTTTCCAACCAGGCCACTGTGCTGGCAATGTCCCCTTGTTTGATGCGTTGTGTTAGTGGCCGACCTTGTGCATCTTTGAAAACATTGCCACCTTCGTTGAGATAAGTCATTACCATGGGATTCCATTTTCGTCGGCGGCTTGTTTGTGAGTTGGATTGTTTGCATCATATTGCATGTAACCTTGCCCAAAATTAATTTCTTTACCTCGGGTGCGAGGATTTATTTGGAACTGTACTGCACCAACACCGCCACTGCCGGCCGCGCTGCCACGTTTGACATCATATGCTATGATGTTTTGTGCCGGTAGTATTCCGTTGCCCACCAGTTTGATCCAATCCGGGCCCATATTTTTGGGGTCGGCGCCTTGTATTTCGGCTTGATAGATAGCGCCTATCATTTGTGTGATATCTGCAACCACATCTTGTATGCCTTGTTTGGCCACGGGATCTTTGATACTACTGGCCAACTGTGTGTATTCTCTACCCAGCATTTGATTGACCAGCATGTGTAACTCTTGTTTCAATGCGGCCACACTAGGTTGAGAAACTGTTTTGAGACTAGCCGGCGGATTGCCATTGGCATCTTTGCTGTTGGCCAGGAAATTCTGTACTGTTTGAGCCCAAGAAGCCTGCATTGTGGTGGCCAGTTGTTTGGCCATGGGGCTGTTGACCATGCTCTTGAACATGTCATCACGACTCATTGAGGTGCCACCTTTGCCCAGGACATCTACCCCACCAAAGGCCTTGCTCATTAGGCTTTTGCCCAATGCACCTAAAGTGCCACCAGCCAAGGCCGCGGCGCCACCTACAATTTTTCCTGGAACGCTGTTGGCAATAGCACTTCCTACAGATCCGCTGGTCTTGGCCGCGGCAGAGGGAGTTGCGGTGGCGGTGGCACCAGCAGTGGCTGATCCACTGGTGGCAGCAGGTTTGGCAAATCCTGTGCCGTAAGTTACCTTGGGTTGAACACCACCGGTTCCTGTCATTGTTGGCAATTTTGTTGGTATGTCACCAGCAAGTTCGTTTAGGGGTCTACGTGTTATTTCATGAATCTGCATGGGTTCTCCTGACAGATCGCGAAAACTTGCCGGCATCTTTGGTGCGTATGGCATTGAGTAGTTTTCTTGTGAGGTTGTCTGCTTGCTCTGCACCAAACTCGGATTCGATTTGTTCGATCAGGCGTATGGCACTGGCAATCACGCTGTCAGCCCTAGTTTCAATGATCAGTCGGCGATCCCGCTCCACATACATTGAATCTAATTCTTCTAGCAAACTTCGGGTCTTTTTCTGCATTCGATCTGGGCCTTTGGATTATTTAGTGCTTTTTAGATTCTAATAAATATCTATTATACAGGATTACCTATGACAAGTCAAATCAACCCCAACAACGTAGACGGCACCTATCCAGTGGCCGGGCAACCCAACAACACACAGGGGTTCCGAGATAACTTTACCAATATCAAAACCAATTTTAGTTATGCTGCAACTGAAATTACAGACTTGGAAAACAATGGTATTTTCAAATCTGCCCTGTCAGGTACTACTTTGAACAACAACATGGCGGATAACTTAATATACGCCGTTAAATTACAAGATGTCAGTTATACTTTTTTGCAAAATGCCGCAACTTCTGGGTCTATAGCCATTGACTACAGCGCCGGACAATATCAATATATCTCTACTACAGGATCAATCAGTTTGAATTTCAGTAACTTTCCTGTTAGTGGAAGTGCTGGTATTGTACAAATTGCTGTAAATGTAACCAGTACCGCACACACATTAACCTTGCCTGCGGCAGTTACGCTGGGCATCACAGGCATTCAAGGATATTC